CTTGGGTTGCAGTTCCCGCGTCGTCGGTGTATTGCCCGTTCCAGTTATGGGCGGTTAAGGGCAAGGCAGTCGTTGGGTTGGACGGGAACAAAAAGTTGCCGCCTATGTAATCTATTGTCCCTGGCGTAGTGTTCTGGTAACGGGTGGGGACGCCCGTATAGTTCTCGGCCGCTGTCGAATTCATTGTCTTTGCGCCTGACCATAACCTGTCATACAGCAATAAGCTATTAGTGGCGACAGAGGCGTTCAATAGCCAATTAAGGTAATGTCCGCCGTTGGCCACGCCTATGTTCTTGAACGCGAACGCCCCTGTCGATGCGGACGTGGGCACCGTGCCGCCAGGGGCGGCGGCACCCGCCGCGCCCACCCCAGGGGTGCCGGCTTTTGTCCACATATCGTTGCTGCTGGGCACGGCATTTGATGCCGTGCCTGTTTTTGAGAACAGCATAGTCTGCGCTTTCCCTGCGGTAAAAGCGGCGACGGCGGCATCTACCGAAGCGAATGCGCCCACTGATAACATGCGCCTGTCGCCTATCCGTATCATTTCCGCCAAGGTCGCCAATGCCTTATTGTGCTTGGCTTTGCGCACCGCCTTATTCAGCACGCCACGCATGGCGGCGGCGGCTGAATCGTGCTTGTTGCTAAAGCTCCCTACCTGTATCTCACCGCCAAAGTCGCCGCCCGGAAAGATATAGATATCGCCAGGGATGCCGTTGACCTTAACAGGCCAGTAAAAATCCTTGAATTGGGCGGACAGGCTTTCGCAGTGCTCTAGCCCTAACCAGTTTTCTAACTTCTGACTGTGCGTCGATTTCATATCCGTTACCTAGGTTGTCACCTATTTATCTACTTTAACAACCAGCGCGGCAGCCGCAAAACTGGCCGTATTGGTGTTTAGGATATTCGCGACGGTGGCCAATCCGCCAAACCTTACCAGGTTTCCGGCGGTGGAGGCGTCATACAAGGCAAAGCCCCAAATACCCTCTGGCGAGGTGTTCCAGTTGGCAGTTGCCGCCGGAAAGGTGACCGCCGCATTGTTGGAGGTTTGCCCGGACGTCCCGCTAGATGCCACCGTCGTTCCGGCACCTTGGGAACCTGCCCATGCCGCTAGGGTGCAAGCCACCGAAACACGGGCATAAGACCCGCCAGTGACCTCGTTCATGGCGGTATTGGATTCCAGTATGGCCGATTGTTCCGTCAATACCGCCGTACCATCCGTGATGATTTCGCCTGTCGCGCCTAAGTAAGCCGGGGCTGATCCTGCGGTACTCCCCGCTGTGGTGACTTTATACAACTGGTTGAAGCCATTGACGGCCACCGCCACGGTGTCATTGAGCGCATAGGCCGTTGTCCGGGTTATTGCGCCCTTGGAGCATTTTAACAAGGCTACGAATACATTGGCCAAAGCCGTATAAGTTTGGCCTCGGATTGTTGCGTCCAAGTATTTATTTTGTTCAAAATCGCTGGTTCCTGACATGTTTTTTACTCAACTTAAGGTAAAAAAAAGGGGCATCGCTGCCCCCTGGGAAATTAGTTTATGCCGGGGTCAACGTGCCGCCACGGATCGCGGCTGGCACTTCGACGGCCAACGCCAATCGGCGTTCCGCCCGGATGGTGACCAAGTTTTTAGTGAAATTGTCGGCATCGGACTCGGACAGTTCGACCATGACGCCTTGACGGTTGTAGATTTCCGCCGCTTGTGCGAACGCGCCGACCAGGAACTGCCCGGCGGTCATGCCGATGGCCTGGATGACCGGGATTCCGAACAACCTGGGGTTGCCAACCGCATCCACGCCAACTCTGGTTTGGTTGCCGACGGTGGTGAGCAGTTCGATTTCTATCGCTGCCCAATCGGACGGGTTGAGTACAATGGCATCCGCCACATAGCCAGAAGCCCATAAATCGGCGATTGTCTTGCGGATAAGCACCAGTTTTTTGAACACCGTGCCCAATGCCGCATTGGCGATGCCATGCGGGGTGTAGTTTCCAGTATTCAATAATCCGCTGATTCTTGGCGGGACGCCATCGCCGATAGCCAACTGGATTTCGACTTTCTGGTTGACGCCATAAATCATTCGGGTGTTGACATAAGCCGCCAATGAAGGGGCATCCGCCGCCAACTGGCGTGAGATCTTGATCCAATGCGCCACGGTGCTGATGGGCATGTTGACCAGCGTCCACGTTAACGCGGATTCTGGCTTTTGTAAGCCTTCCGCCGTTTCCGCCGCGTTATTTGTCCATGAATTTTCCCTGGTGTATTCGACGGCGTTGCTGGTGGTCGGGATCGAAGGCAGGAAGGCCTCTAAAGTCAGCGGCAAGAATGGCCCGGGGTAAATACGGGCTTCCCGATCTGGCGCTACGACAGTGGGGCTGCCCACTAAGGTATTGTTTTGGACCTCAAAACGGGCTTTTTGGGCGTTGCCGGCGATGTAATTCTTGTATTGGTCGGAATTGGTAAATTGCTTGCCCCAAGACGCATTTGTAATGGGGGTTTCGGGAGTGCCGCCGCGCTGCTCGATCTTGAGCAGCTTATCGGCCATTTCGCGCTGTTTTTCGCCTAAATTGTCGATTGCGGCCTTGGTTTCGGCGGCTATTTTTCCAGTGTTTGCTATGTCTTCTTTGGCTTTTTCTTGGAATTTGGCAAGCGAGTTTTCGATGCCGTCTATTTGTTTTGAAATGTCTTCTGGAGTCATGGTGGTTTCCTGCTAGGTGAGTGGTTCTGGTAGTTTGAGCCGCGCTAGGATCGCGCTGACCTCGTTCAGTGCTTGGGTGTCGGCATCGTTGCCAGCATCTCGCTGCCAGGTCGCTTTCAATGTCGCTTTCAGGTTTGCCACGCTCTCCGTGGCCTTGGTGCGGGAATACCCGGCTTCTCGCAGGGCTTTCTCCAAATCTCTTTCATTTTCGATGGCTGGCAAGGCATTGGCCGCGTCAAACGGCAATGCCTTGAAGTATTTGTCAAAATTGGTGGCCTTGGCAGCCAAGCCGATGGCGTTGCTGACGGTGTCGGCAAAGCCCAATTCTTTCGCTTCATTGGCGGTCATCCAGGTTTCGGCGGACATCATGTCGGCAATGGTGGCGGAATCCTGGCCGGTGCGTTTTTTGTAGATATTGGCGATCTGGCTACCCAGCTTGTCCATCAGGTCGGCCATTTCCCGAAGGTACTCGGAATCCCCGTATGCCCCGCCTTGTGTATTGTGGATCATGAGGAAGGAATCCTCCGGCATTTCGATTTGGTCCGCCGCCATCAGCACAAACGAGGCCGCGCTGGCGGCTATGCCGGCCACTTTGCCGTAAATCTTGGCGGGGTGTGCGGCCAGGGTGTTGTACATGGCCAGGCCATCGAAGACGTTGCCGCCGGGTGAATGGATGGACAAGTGGATCGCCTTGACATCTCCCAAATCCTTGACATCCTTCATAAATTGGGCGGCAGTAATACCCCAAAGGCCGATCTCGTCATGGATAGAGATAGACGCGGTGTCTGTGTTGGCCTTGTTTTTTATGGTGTACCAGGATTTCATATTTTTAAACCTCAAGGCATAAAAAACCCGCTGTATACGGGTTTTGTTTTAGGGCGTTTTTGTTCGATTGGTTGGGTTTTTTATCCTACCCTGTGGGGGTTGGGTCACTTTATATTTTTTAATCGGATTTTCTAAGTTTTATGGCTTTCCAGGGTTACTTTTCTAAATAACTGGTCAGTTCATCAGAGGTATATTTACACTCATTGATAATGTTCGAAACATCATCATCGGCTTGTCTCTGAATTTTTGCGGCCAAACCCATACATTTTTCAAACTCTAGCCGTTGCTGCTCATGTTGGTTTATAAATTTCTCATGTACCTGCTTCCGCGCCTGTTCAGTAAAAACAAACTGGCCATTTTCACACCCGGCCAATAAAAAAAGTGCAGTTAAAAAACTCTTGTTTTTCAATTTACTGCCTCACGGTATCGGGCGGCACATTGCCGCCGGTGTTGACTTGGGTGCCCAATTTATCGAGCGGCAGCAGGTTACTTTGCGCGGTAAGCATGTCCCCACCTGGCAACGGGTCGTCATTTTCTTTGGCACGGACTTGATTACGGGTGTAAATGCCGTTTTGGACACCCTTGCTGTACACGTCCATGCGTTCTGCCAAACTGGACCGCAGCAGCGCGTCCAGGTTGAATTCGACATACATCCGCTTGGCCCGGTCTTTTTCGGTCAGCACTTGTTCTTGTATCGCCTGTTCGATCAGTTCCAGCATCGGGCGCAGCTTCAATTTGTAAAAACCGGCTATGATTTGTTCGACGCTGGAGCCTAGCGAGGTGCTTTCCGCCGTGTCGTTGACCAAAATGGACGGCACACCGAACCACCGGGCGAGGTCTTGCACGGTAAACTTGCGGGTCTCCAGCAGTTGGATGTCCGCAGGGGACATGCCCAGGGCTTCAAACTTGAAATCAGCCTCCAGGATGTACAGGCCGGAGTCTTCGCCTTCACCGGATGCGATGCCCTGGAAATTCTTGCGGACGCTGGCCCGTTGTTGGTCGTTAAGCACCCGCTGCGACATCAGGATGCCAGGCCGTCGGGCTTTTTTGCCAAACGTGCGGTGCAGGTGGTTTTGCGCGTTGATCGACAAGCCTACGCTGGCACGCATGTAGTCCAACACGCCCATCCCGGCAATCTGGCCACCCAAGCCACGGATATGCAGTATTTCTTCAGCCTTGTAGGTCTGGATGGCATAGCCGCTTTGGTAGCGGTACCATAAGACATTGTATTCATCTAGGAAGGGCTGCATTTGGTCAGACGATTTAGGCTCCAGGGCGACTACTTGGCCTAATGACCCGCGCCTGATATAGGCATACGCATTGCCGCGCAATACCAGGTTAAGCAACATGTACCCCCAAAATACCATCGAAGTCTGGTAGCTGTTGGTCCGGTCGTGGAAAATCCTATACATTTCGCTATTACGGTCCACATTGCGTTTACCGTCGCTGTCGATGGTGTATACCACCAAGGGCAGGGACGCGACGTTTTCAACGATCAACGTAACACAAGCCCACACGGTGGACACTTGCAGCGCACCGTCCACGCCCACGCCGGGGGTATCTTCGTAGGGCGATGTGCTAGGGCTGGCACTTTGGAACCCAGTGCGTTGCCAAGTGACGTTGCCCGAGAACAGGCCGAAAAACTTTGAGAAAAAACCCATCAATCAGTCAGCCGGTTATTGGATCGTTAAGGAAGTCATCTATGTTTTCATAGTCGCCTAGCATCGCCCTGCCCACGCCCATTATCAAGCCCACAGCCGCGTCTATCTTGTTGGATTTGTTTTCTTTGGCTGGCATCAGTCCGCCGTTGCTAAATTCTTTGCCCAATACGTTGCCGATGCACCAGGAGGTGACCGGGTTGCCGTCATGGTGGATACGGTTTGAGGCGATTGCTGCCTCTATTTCCCGCATTCCTGGGCCCAAATAGGTGCCGTGTTGGCGCATTTCAACCGGGGTCAAGCCCACTTCTGCCAATTCTTTGGCGATCAGGAAGCCCAAATGCGGGTCGTGCGGCACTTCGACGATGTTGTATCCGGCCTGTTGCATGGCAATGACTTCGTTGGTTATCACGCTTAAGTCCATTTCGGCTTCACCGCCTGCCAATAAATGCCCGTCGATATACCACTTTTGGTATTTGTCCTTGAGTTCCGGGATCTCGTCGGATGAGATAGTGTCTTCGGGCAGGTAGTTCTTGGCAAATACGTAATAATGCTTTTGTCCGCCTATAACACGTCTGAACACGGTGACGATGCTGGACAGGTCATGTATTTTGGCTAAATCTAGCGATACAAAGCATTCATCGTCTTTAAAATCTTCAATTTTCAGGCTAGTGTCGCCCAGTTCAAGCCACTTTTGTGCATTGAAATAAGCCGATTTAGCCCAGCACCAAACGTTCAGGTGTTTGGTCTTGAACGAGTTTTGTTTGCTAGAATTCTGGATTGCGTATTTTTGAGCAGCCTTGAGGAAATCAGCGCCCACGGAAATTCCATAATTAGGATTTGCCTTAATAAGGCTTTCTTCAGTGGTCCAGTCATCGTCTTTGTCAATGCCAAAAATCAGCCCAAAAACTTCGTCATTTTCGACTTCTCCGCGCAAGACGCGCTCGATATCGCGCTCCAACTGGTAGCAAGGGCTTTCGATGTTGGTGCCTGCGGTGGTGATGACAAGCTGCAAGCCTTGTTCCCTAGCGCCCATGCCGGTAGACATGGTATCGAACTGGCTGGAGTCTGCGGCCTCGTGGTATTCGTCATGGATGGCACAGGACGGGCTTGCGCCGTCACCTGGCTTGCCGATGACCGGCTGGAACCGCGCCCCGTTCCTGGCCTCTATGCTCCTGGCGTTGACCTGGATGTTGAAGGCCTTGCGTAGGGCAGGGGTGGCTTCGCATAACTGTTTGGCTGGCCGGAAAACCTCCCAGGCCTGGGATTCTGAGTTTGCCCCACAGTATATTTCTGCGCCAAATTCATTTTCGGCGGTGAACATGTACAAGCCAATCGGCACAGCCACCCCGAAGGTTTTGCCGGATTTGCGCGGGGCTTTGATGTAAGCCAGACGAAAGCGGCGCAAACCTGTGTCTTTATGCACCCAGCCGAACAGGTTGCCATGGATGAATTTTTGCCACGGTTCAAGTTTTAGACTGGTGCGCTTGCTTGCCCACTTGCCTTTGACATGTTTGAGCAGTTCGGTGAATTCGATAAAGCGGATGGCCTTGTCGGCATCGAATAGGTATTCTGATTCGCGTTCCAGGTCTTTGTAAAACCGCTGGCAAGCAAGCATTTCAAGTTGGCAGGCTGGTTTTCTCCCTGTGGCAACAGAATCCGCATAGTCAAATATGTCCTGGATGTGGGGGTGGAATTCATGCGGTTTGCGCGAAAGGCCCGAATCCATTTTTACTGAGCTCCTCTAGGTCAAGCTGCATTGAACTTTGCAGCAGTTTTTCATCCGCTGGGGTAAGCCCGAATTTGCCGATACAGCGCATGAGTTCACTGAATACCATGTGTTGTTGAGAAACTTGCGGATGATTTTTGTATTGTTTCCCATTGCGGCCTTCGGTTTCGTAGGTCAATCCGTTGGTGGCAAGCCAGCGTTTTAGGTCGTCATTGATAATTTTGTAATAACAAAGCTCTGCCAGCGGGATGATGAACAAGTCATTGAGGCGATTTCTCAACACCAAGCCAGGGGCAAGGGAAAACCAGACTTTACGCATTCTTGCGGCGGTCTCAACACCAACGAGGTCATCCCAGTCATCAGGAAGCAAGCTTTCGGCAATGGCTTTTGCATTCTCGAATTTGTCTGTGTTTGCATCCGTTTGGTTCGAGACTTGGGATTTGCTGCCAGCATCGAAATTCTTGAAGTTAATGACTGTCATTTTGATTTGTCAATATGGGTTTTCTCATCTGAGGTAAATCCACATAAATATATCTA